CTTCCCAACCGGACATTGTTCCAATAAATCTGACAAGGCCCCATCGGAATTTTTTTAGCCACTGCTACACTCATATCTTATTTCTCCTGTAATGCACCTGGAATATTAAACCTCTTCCAAATGCTCGCATATCTTCGTCATATAGTTCTTCGGTCATAGTATCTAATATAACTCTAATTCCGTATTCATCGCTTCTTGGAGTTTGATTTAATAACCGGATCACTCTTTCAGCTATCGTTTCATAACTGGCATCTGTTGACCATATTGTAATAGTCAACGGTATTCTCATAATCCGGTAATCATCATCCTCCTGCGATTTTACGGCATTACCAAACCGATATATGACTTCTGGCAATTCTGGTTTCTCCGGCGGTTGAATGTAATATGTCTTATAAGGTGCAGAATCAGGATCACCGAGCAATTGTAAATAAGTCGGATCGCCCGTTAATATATTAAAAACCTGATCCTTTAAATCTATCATCCAAATACCTTTGATAACTCCCTTGCTATTGTATCAATATTTTCTTTCTGCATATCTTCCATTCCTGGTTGCAGAAAAGGAAAAGCCCTTCTATTCGGCCCCCCTAACTCAACAGCCGCTGCATAATCTACATCCGGCCCTCCGGCATGTATTGTTGTCTGCGCTCCATTTGGATAAGCCTTATAATATCCCCTACGAATCGAGTTTATCAGCTCTTGCGACCAAACATAAAAATGTTTATGCGGGTGCGCTGCTGTCGTTTTCCTCCCCAGCGGTTTCCCCCACTGGTGATCCTGCTTCGTCTTTATGTGATTGATCGTATTTCCGGCCGCTTCTTGCAATGCTCTTTTTATCGCCGGATTTGTCCAATCGTTCACTTTTTGCAGATTCTTTCTTAACTCTTCTAATCCCCGCAAGGCCATACAATTCCTCCAAGGTATATACCTTATGCCGATAATTTATGACTTTATCGCCTCTCGCTTCGGCTGCTTTAATATGTTCTACTGTCAACCTTCCTGGCAACATTATCTATTTTCCACCTTCTTGGCATAGACTTCCTTGTGATCCTCAAACCAGTCTACAATCAGCACTTCATAATAATCCGTCGGTGCATCATCTTTTCTAATCCTGTGCATAGTTGACACAGTTGAAGTCCAAGGAAATATAATCAAATCAGTTGCTTCGGAAATAACTCCCTTAGTCTCCCGCCTTGAACTTGCCCGATACGGAAAAAACATTACTGTGCTAACCGATACAGTTGAACTTGCAGTTTCAACATGCGGTCTCAATTCATAATCAATGGTTGCGGAATAAACCGTTACCGCAACCGTTCCCTCCGTATCATCGCTAATAATGCTTACTGTATCATCCCTTCTGCTCATTCCCTTGTATCTCCGATCAACTCGGATATCTCTACGCCAAACTCATCGACACCATACGCAATATGCCTGATGTCTTCATACGGCTCTACTTCGGCGAGGGACTGATAAAGTTCCCTCGCCTTCAGTAAAGTATTTAATATTTCTGACTTATTAACTGATTTCTGGCCTAATTTATAAGATGCAATATCATCTGGACTTGCCACAATAGCAGCAATCTTCACATCAATAGCGGCCAACGTATCAGTTACAGTACTCATTTTCTACCTCTTAGGCATTACCTGTACTGCCGAACACATAACGGTTTGTTACTGCTCCACATCCGCCCATGAACCGGCTCTTAAACTGAAAGAGGACATCCCTTTTGAATTCATCCTCACTACCCTTCTTGGCTTGGAAAGTTTGCAGCGGAAATACTTCAGTATAAACAAACTGCTTTTTCGGATCGCCATAGTACCAATATGTCGCACCTCTCCGGCTGTCAATAAGTGGACTGTATAGGTGCTTAATTCCTAATTCCTGCGCATATACATCATAAATCTTTTCAGGAAAAGTTGCTGCGGTAACACCCTGCGTTCTAGTAATCCTACGTGCTATTCCCAACAGCCCTTGAGCAGTCAATAAAATCTTCGGAGTAACGGCCATTATGTTGCCCTTTTCGTCTGTATAAGTTGCCATGGCCACAGTAGCTATATCAAGGTCTGTTTCATCCACCAGGATATTTGTGCCCAGGTTATTGAGAGTACCGGCAGCAGTGCTATATGGATCAGTAGAAGTTGCACTATAAAGTGTAACCGCAGATCCGGCCGGTCTCCATGCAGCGTATGAACCACTTGCCGGCAATCCGACAACAGCCCCTATAATTATGTATTCCTGCTTGGCTTTAGCCATTTCTCCAATACGCCGTGCTCTGGAAACAATCTGTCCAGTCTGATCAAACTTCACCATCTCTTCTGATAATGAAATTAACCGACCCCATTTTCTGTTTTTAATTTTGTGGTACTTCTCAACAACTGTGCCTTCCTGATACGGCATCAGTTCCGGCACTTCAAGCATCACGTCATCATCGGCAAAACCGACAATAGTTTCATCAAGCTGTGTAGCCGGAATTTTTGTAACCAACTGCATACCGATACCGTATTCCAGTTTATAAGCTTCCTGGACAACTTTGCTGATCAGCGCACCAGTAACCTTCGGAAAGAGTGAACTTCCTGTTGCTTCTTGAAATTCTGCCTCAGTGATCCGCATATCATTAATACGCTTATCACGTGCGAAATCCGGACTTCCCATTACTTCCCACATACCCTTAAGCGAGAAATTATCTGCGTTCAACTTCCCCTCATGAATGTTGTTAATCATGTTTGTAGCGAACCTTTTTTCACCGTCCGCTTTGTACAATTCTTTCAGTCTTGTATAATTCATTAGATTATCCCTTAAATTGCCAGTATCTGCGCCTGGAACATTCCCGGTAAGAACTGTACTAATACTTCGGTTCCTGCTGTATCCAAATCTTCAATACAAACAGCAACGCAGTTTGTACCAGAGGATGCAAAAGTAGTCATCTCGCCGTTAGAATCCAAAGTCTGATTGCCTGTGATGATAAAGTATGTTCCAACTGTATAGGTTGAACTATCATCAACTGTAAACTCAAATACTGTACCGTGTCCGATTTCTGCTACTCTAATCTGTTGGTCAGTAGCATCGCTGGTAGGAGATGCAGACATTGCGATTCCCATAATATCAGTTGCATTTGCTGAAGTAGTAGCCGGGGTAACTGTACCACCGCTTGCCCACTTCAATATATCGCCTTGCTCGACATCAACCGATGTCGCTTTGTGAACCCACTTCAAAGATAAGGGGCCCCATCTGTATCGCATTACATTTGCCATTACGCTAAAGCTTCCTCATATTCTTTTTCTTTTGCTTCGATCATTTCTTTAGTCTGCGTTTTTTCGTCGTCATCGAGATTTTTTTCATCGCCCATGTTTTTAACGCCCGATACAGACTGTTCAATCAGTTTTACCCGATCCTCGATGAGTGCCTTAATATCCGCCTCATCTTTCGCTTCTCTCAAAGATTCCATAAACCTTGGAGTTACAACATCCTTCTTATCTTTAAGCTTTGACGCTTCGATAAGTTCAAGAATCTGTGTCTCCCGTTTTCTGGCCGCTTCTACAACTTCGCCTTCATCTACTTTCTTTTTCAAATCAGCATTTTCAGTCTTTAAAGTTGCATTAGTTTCTTCAAGAGCTTTTTGTTCATCGTTACTTTGCATGCTTTCTTTTACCTCATTTTGCACAGCTTCTATAATGTCAGGCCGTGCTTCTTTCAGCTCTGTCAAATTTATTTTACCGTATTCCATTTCTGGTTCCTCTTCTAATTCCTCCGTATGTTTTGACTCAAATAGATTTATTGTTGATCCTGTCTCGGTTACAAGATCGGCGGAAACTACTCTTGCCATACTTTCGGCAATTCCTACGTTTCGATCCCGGTTTACACTCATAGGCCCGAATGCATGTATAGATAATCCTATTTTATCGGCCATGTTGTCAACTAGGTCTTCAAGAAATTCTGAATGTGCTTTTAAGTAATGAATATCAGCTCGGACAACCTTATTTTCATCAAGTCGTCCATTTTCAAAATACCCTGCTAAATCCCTAATTCTCCTGATACCACGGTTATCTTTATCTTCCTGTTCTCCCGGATGGTCGATATAGAATTTATTCCCAGTGATTAATCTCGCAACATCATTCAGGGCTTGTTCAGAGAATTCAGTTCCTATCGTACCCCTTATATAACTGTTTCCAGATGTTGGGTGCAAAATAGCAACATTACTTATTGTTCTAGCCTCTTTATTCAGGTTAGATTCTATAAATTGACTATCAATAATAGCTTCTCTAATTTCAATATCTTTCACTTTATTCTCCTGCTTTTTTTTGCTATACGTTCCAATATTATATGCTTGAAGTAATTTCTTAATTTTAGATTTGATTTCACTCGGCATCTGCATTTTACCTTCTATTGTAGTTGCTGTTATAACAACAGCAATAGCTCGCAATGCTCCCAGATTAACCGCGCCAGCAGATCGGTATAATCCAGTATCCGGGTCTATCCCGCCCGCACCTTCACGATAAGGTAAATGCCATGTATTTTTTTTATTTGAACTTTCTGTCCACAAAAAGCATGATCTAGGTAGTTTGCTTTTATCTACTTCTATCCACGCCTGTTGATTTTTGCTGTGTTTTATTAGTTCCTGTATACGCTGTTCCAAATATACAGCACACAATACATTATTTGTTACTTTATCCACTTACCATATTTTGTGCAGATGTGCCTTTTTATCTATCTCAATCCGGTCACCATAACCAACCAATCTGCTATTTGGTTCATTAAGGATTTCCCTGCGCTCTTCTTTATAAACTTCTTTAATATATTGCAGTACAATTTCTTTATAGCTTTGATTTTCTGTTCTTCGTAATTCTTCAGCTTTTCGCCGTTCTTCTCTGATCTTTAACCGTTTAGCTTTAATTCGATCTTCATCTACTAATCTTTTTTGTGCAACATCTTCCTGTAATGCTTCATCTGCATCGAGTGCTTTATCAAGTTCTGTATTCCATCTGCCAAACTTTAACGCAAGATCAGCCGCCAATTCAGTTATCATTATACCGCCGGGTTGAGACAGCCCTTTCTCAATATGATTCACATATTTCTGATCGACTTTTTTGCCTCTACCCATATCTTTCGTAGTGGTTTCTTTAGCCATTATCGAACTCCTTAGCTATATTCTTTCGCTTTTTTATTTTTTTGTCAAGTGCTTTTTAAAATACTTGATGTGGTACCTTTTTTAAGCACATCCTGTTTAAAAACATCAGTTAAAAAACATAAGCATTGAGGGTGCGAGGACGGGATTTCTCCACCTGGATAAACACCGTCTCCATTGATACCACCAGAAGCATAACCATCACATTCGGCGCATTCCTTTGCCCCCGCAACTCTATGCCATTTAACACCAATAATCCACGTACGTGATGCCGCATATTCGCTTTGTGCTAATCTGAATGCATTATTGGTTTCTGTTCTTATTACCCTTTCCGTATTTTTGTATGCTGATCTATAGACTCCCCTCCCTGGCGGATGTTCTTTAAAAAACGCTCGCCATTTTTTTGTTCTCATAATCTGATATTATTAAAAACCTTCTTACTTCCTGCGCTATTTTATGACTCGGCTCTCCGTATAAATAGCCTTTTGCTATATGCTTTCTTATTTGAGTAATACTTGTTTGATGGATATTCCAGACTCTTTCGCTCAGTTCTATTCCATCAAGCGGCCTTCTTATTAAAGCTCTTACTGCCGCATGATGGACACTATTAAATACTGATGACGTCAACTTAATAGCAAATGTAGCCGGTAGAAATTCTTTATATACCTGCAATCGGTCTATTGTATTCTTTAAGCTCATTTTTATTGATTTGTTAGATGCAGTTTGAATAGTGCTTAATATCTTATTATCCAATCGTTTCATTTCAGATGTTATGCTATCCAGAAACGTTCTAAGTGCAGCCGGAGCCAGGGGTGCATCTGCCGCCATTATCTTTGATCCTATTTTACCAGCCGCTTTTTTATATATCCGCCATAATTGTTTTTCACTGACTTTCTGATATGCTAAATGCGCTTTTCTGCCCTTGAGTAATGCCTTATTATATTTAACGGTTGCCTCAGTTATTGTCATGCTTCTGGCAAGTCCTCATCAGCTTCTTTTTTAAAGGATTCATCTTCCCGATCTTCCGGTAAGTCCTCTTCTCCGTTGCCCTCTTCTTCCTCTTCCTGCTTAATCAATTCTTGCTCTTTATCATAATCTCTATCAAGATCGGCGCATGCGGTATGATTGGATACCCAGCCCTCACCTTTTTGAATTACCAGAGCTTTACACAATTTCTCAATATCTCTTGCCACGATCTCCGGGAATACAATATTGCATTCTGTACTTAAGGGCTTGGTTACTTCCTGCTCTTCAAATGTTTTTACGCCGTCAACTTCTTTTTCGACTTTTTCGGTTACAGTTTCGCTGACTGGTAATATCCCTTTATCTATGCCGAATTGAATAACTCGCTCGAATATATCAGTAAAGATTATTGCAAAAAAGTCCTGCCAATCTTCAAACTCCATCACTGCTGGCCCTTCAGCTATCATGGTACTTGCATAAGAACTATTTGAAGCATCACCAGATGTCATATATTCTGGAAAACCGACACCTGTAGCAATCGCTAATAAAATAGCTCTGCCATCATGCTGTACATCGCTTGCTTGTAAATTTGGAGCCAGCATGTCATATTCAACACCCTTATTGGTAGTAAACATACTTACGCCTTCTGGTGCTCTTTGTTTCGCTGTACCATCAGCTGCTAATTGTTTACTGGTTTTTACTCTAGTTGCATCTGCAATATTAGCGGCTTGTGAAGGTGATCCGGTTATTTTCCGTACTATAGCAACCGCTGCTCTAACCTTATTAAGCTTCATCCGATCTTTTAGCCAATCATTATACATCTTAATTAATGGAGCAACAATTTCTAAAATAGACCGGCCTCGCTTTACATCCGAATCAACCATTATTTTATAATGATCAACTTCTTTAGCTTTTATTCTGTCGCCCTTATACCAGTACGCTAATACAGTTTCAATATCGTCTTTATCGGTTTCAATTCCATAAGTACATTTCCCGGTCATACCTTTAACTTTTCCTAACTCTGGCCCCGGTTCTGGATCTGCCACCTTTCCAGGATTCATAAACCTAAGCGCAACTATTTCATGATCGTCAAAATATCGGTTAAATATTTCACCATCCCGGAATACTCTCCGCACAATTTCTTTCTTTCTCAAATCCATTTTATTGTGCTTCCAGAATTCTTTCCAAACTTCTTCAACGGCCTCTACTTCAGACATCGGCGATACAGAAAACCCTCTGCCTACAACATACTTTTCGAGTAACCGAATTATATTCCTGGCATGAGGTTCTTTATAATAAAATTTAGTTGCCTGTGTTCTGAGTGTTTCGCTATCAGTCGGACTTAATTCTTTCTCGCTTGATTCACCTAATAATATCCAATCATCTTCATCGGGGTCTTTTAAGCTATCCAGCGATTTCAAAGTATCTGCTTCTATATGCTCTATAACTTTAATCGCTAATTCTGCTTGCTTGATTCCTAAAATATGATCAAGTCTTCGTCTTCTCAATCCTTCAAACATTTAATATTCACCATTTGCATAAAACTCTGCTATTGACTCTGCCACATTTTTATTATAACCTTCTGCGATCAGTTGTCCAGTATTGTAGCGAATTGTTTCACCAGTACCGCCTTGGCGCAAACTTCCTTTAAACGGAATATTCTTGCTCTTTCTCCACTGGCCGTAACATATCCCGGCTCTTACTTTTTGCTCATACTCTACAACCATAGTTGAATTTGACATACATCTTGATATGAATATTTTTTCTTCTTCACCTTTTGCCGGCGTCGGTATCGGCATTATTATCCTCCTCCAAATCTAAATCCTTAAAAAAATCTTCAATATTATCAAACACTACACAATTTCCACTTAATGTTTCAGCTATAGCATCTCGTGTTTCTTTGTTAGGAATATGAATAGTTTGACTATCGTTACTTGTTTGTGATTCCATTATTATCCTCCATCTTTATTTTATACAGTCGCCCTCTTCCAGCTCTGTCTATTCGTGTTTCAACTATATCGCCGGTTTTTATATCTTCTCCGGCGATACCAGCAGTATTATATTTGCTAATAGCTCTATTCAGTAATGGATTTTTCTCTCCGTATAATCTCGCTAGTTTTCTATATATGCTTGCACCCGATAAGCATAATCCTTCATAAAATAATGCATTTTTTTCTTGATCCATTTTAAGATCATGTTGGGCTGCTGCCACCTTACCATTAGCGTCTAAATAAATCGAACAAACTGCAACCGCACTCATTTTCATTTTAATCCTTAATAAATTTCCTAATGTTGCTAGCCATGCAGAAAACTTATATTGTTTAAAATTCTGACCAGTCCAGTATAACGGATACTTTCTTTTTTCTAACCACATCCCCCACATAAACAAATCCATAGATCGCAATAATAACCAATTGCTAAACTTTCCTTTTAAATTGATTTTCCTAGTCTTATTCTTTTTCATCACATCCTCCTATCTCTCTTTTTTATCTATCTATTGCCTATATATTTTATCTATCAAAATACTAGTTTCAATTATTTCTGTATTATATATTTCCCAAACCGATCTCTGCATATTCCAAACTGGTTTATGCACAGAGCCCTCTGTTCCGTCGTCCCATAATGTTGGCACATCTTCTCCTCGTATTAACATATTATTCTATCGCTCCCCCTCTTTTATTATTTCTGATTCTTTCCGCCCTTTCAACCATCGCTTTAAATCAAAATACTTCCACGTATCCGGTTTCTTGATTATACCACAATCATAAGCCTTTTCATACCAGCAATGTTTTTTCCATCCGATGATATACATTCCTAAATGTCTATATAATCGGCCTGTTTCTTCACTATTAACTTCATCATCTATCATAAGGCAATTATGATTTATTCCATATCCAACCAGTTTATCATCATGTATAAAATACATCTTATCATACTTTATAAGTTTCTTTGGTTGTTTTTTTACCATGCGGAATACATATCCAGTCGTCATATAATAGTCTCGTTTGTCCGCTCTAGTTTGTAAGTATACCTTTTTATCAAGCCTTATAATTATATCCATTAATTATTAACTCGCTTTACAATTTATTAAACCTCATTATATCTTTCACCAGAGTTTCTTCTGTAATATTCCGTTTCTTACCTGCTCTATAATTCCGCTTTACACAACCGCACACAATCGGATTACCGCTTCTATCGGCTCCCAGGTATCCCCGACCATAACATTTTTTACAGCTATTGTGCGCATAATCTTTTAGTACTATTTTTTCTTTTGTATTATATTCCATTAAATATCTTCACCTAATGGATGCTCTAATATATTATCGTATTCTATTCCTTTTTTATGAGTTTCGGTATATCTTTTTAATCGTTCCATTTTATCTTTTTCGATTAAATATCTAATATCGACTATTTCTGATTCCTCCCTATTCCCTAACCAGCGTTTCAGATTAAAATATTTCCAGTCTTGCGGTTTTCGTATCTTGTTACATTCGTAAGGCTGTATATACCAGTTCTGCTCTTTCCAACAAACTAAAGTTTTACCTAATTCTAAATACAACTTTCCGATAAATTCAGCATTATACTCGCTATCGACATATTCAGTATGGCATACCACACCATACCCAACTAATCTACGATCATGTTCAAAATATATTTTTCCTTTTCCATATATTTTTAATTTTTTAGGTAGACTTTTTACTGTATGAAAGTGCCATCCTTCTTTTTTTGTAAAATCTCTTACATCGCCCAATAATCGCTGATATTCCGGTTCTTCTAATCTAACTATTATATCCATTTATTTCTCCCTAATTTTCTCTACATCAATCAGTTGTGGTTCTTCTCGACCAGCTAACCATCTTTTAAAATTGATATACTTCCACCTATTTTTCTTTAAGCTTTTATTATATTTATATTGTCTATCATACCAATTATTACTTCGCCACCTAATCATGACTTTTCCAACGTGTTCCCATATACCGCCTATACTTTCGGCCATTAATTCATCGTCTATCGGACATATAAAATTAACAATTCCATACCCGACTATCTTACTATCGCAACAGAAATATATCTTATCTTTTTCTTTTGTTTTTTTCGGCATACTCTCAACTATAAGAAAAAAGTATCTATTATGGTAATAATCCTGTACTCCTTCTATTAACGATTCATATTGTCTTTTTGTAAATTCGCCTACTATATCCATTCATCAAACCTTTATTCTTGATTCTGTTCTACCGTTTAACCACTTTTTTAATTTGAAATATCGCCAATTATAAAAACCAAGCTTTTTAGTATAACTATATCCCTCTTGATACCAATATTTATCTCTCCAAGCGATAAAATATTTCCCTATTATTGCCCATAATCGACCACGAAATAATGTATTATATTCGTCATCAATTAATCTAATAAAATCCAAAATAGCATAGCCAATTATTTTACCATCGCAAAGAAAATATATTCTATCTCCCTTCTTTGTTTTCTTCGGCTTTTTATTAACCGAATGAAATTGAAAGCCCTCCGGCTTTTCAAGATACTTTTCTCCATCGGCTATTGTTGAGTCATACTCTTCTGGCTGGAATTCTATTATTATATCCATTATGTTCTTATCTCAATATCTTCTCTATTTAAATGTGGACATTCGCTGCTGCAATAATTGTTTATTTTATTAGGATGCTGACAACCGGTAGGGTTCATAGTAATTTTTCCATCAGCATTAAGATGTTTTCCAAGCTTATCTAAATGATTCATGGGCTGAACATCTATAATTACTTCACCACTTCTAAATGGACAATGTTTAATAAGCTCTCGATAAGTTATATTCTGTCCTCCATTAACTGGTATTTTACTATCTCTCATAGCCATCTTCTTTGCATATTGTTTTATATATTCACAAGTATCATAACAAGTTTCTTGTTTCCCTGAGGCATAGCAAGCCCAACTAATTTCACAGTAATCACAAGGTCGTAGATTTAATTCTATTGCACCAGCCGGATTAAGCGGGGTTTTCATTATATTATCTGACATTTTTTTCCTCCCAAATAGTTACTTCTAATGTCCACACTAACCAAGAGAATTGAATAGCTGCAATATAGGGTGATCGGAATATTATAATGGTTGGTAATATATAAAACATATATTGTCTTTCAGTTGACTCATTATATAATTTAATTTTCATTTTATCCTCCTATAAATACCCCCATTCATCTGTTCTTTTAAAGACAGGTATCATATCACCACTACGTAAAGCGTTTCGCTCTTTAGCTTTTCTCGCTCTTTTCCTTTCATACTTCCATACTTTGTCCGGTTTATACCACGGCTTTTTATCTCGGTGATTAACAAGAGTACCCATTAATCTAAAACCTTCAGGATATGTACGATGTGTTCTACTCATTCTGGCATTCCATAATTCCTTACTGCCATATCTCCAAAAGCATCAGCTTCCATCAAAGCTGTTATTAATTCTTTTCTCTCTATTACATTTAGGCACACCATGTCAGAAAAGACATTACCGGTTATTATAATATGCCAACAATATCTAAGCCTTTCTTTTAAGCTCATGTTCCATTTGCCGTATACCCAATAAGATAAATACGTTTCCACAATACTACTGTCTTTTGTAACTTGAATTATTTCGTGTTCAATCCCGATCCCGTGCGCCCCACATTCACATTTAATAAACGTTTTCATTTAATATTTTCCTTTCGGGTTGCCAATATCCTCTGACATTTTTTTATCATATCTTCTAATGTCTTCGTATATTTAATATCTATAAAATGTTTTGGATCAATCCTATAGTATTTCCCACATATTATCATAACAATACTCCTTCCTCTTCCTTAGCTTCCTGGTAATCGTCTACCCCTTCAACTATATCGACTCTCGCTAAACAGTACACAAAAGAATCGCCTTTATCCGGTGATCTGCCTAACCGCTTTTTATACTCTTCTTTGAGTTCTGCCTTTCTTCTGCTATCACTATGTATTTTATATTTCATCCCGCTTAGTTCTTCAATAAGCTCTGGATCATCGGGAATTGATATTACATTTCCCTCTTTATATTGCCGCTCGAATATAGCCCTGGCATGCCACCACATTTCCATTCTGTAGTTATAAAAAGTATCTCTATCATAAGCGCTTGACCCTGACATTAACCCATAACAGGCATATCCCAATTCGGCCAATCTATCAAATACACCGCTCCCCACTCCATCAGCATCTATTTTTATTATCCCTCTAAGTAGAGAAGCGTGCGGCAATATACCTCTTTCTTTCATTTCAATTGCGATAATACCAGAGGTCTCCATCGTATTTTGCATCTCTGTTAATACGCTTCTATCATCGCCCATCCGTGCAACATCTGCTCCGAACGTTAAAGGGAATTCGTTTTTATCAACCTCTGCTTCTACAGCCGATAATAGCCATGCCAGCGGTATAATATTGTCAACTCCTTGCTCCCAAAATTCGCCTATAACTTTGCATGACCATAACTCCGGTCGATCTATTTTCCATGCTTCTTCTCGACCATCAATCCACGTATCATCGGCTATTTGTATCTTCTCTATAAGTGCTATCGGCCATTCTGCTTTATTTTTAAACTTGCCAAACGCAAACAACTTTTTATTAAGATACTTTTTATATTCTTTTCTTACTGTAGCCGGACTAACAAAAGGTGAGTCCCAAGCCGACATATTTATACATTTCCATTCACTTCTCCGGCTTGTGTGGTGCTGTCTGAAGGGTGCTAACTGATCTGCTCCATCGGTGGTTGATATTTCCAGCATTTTAGCTTTACCACTCATACTACCGTCAAGCGCATCATAACACCACTGTGGAATACCTTTTGCTTCATCTAAAATAAATAATATATGAGCACTATGCCAACCCTCTATTCTTGTGGCATTATCGGTGGCAAAACCGATCATATAGCTTTCAGGATTGCACTTAACTTCTACTTGCAGGCAAGTACCCCTGAGCTCTTTACCGATCCGCATATATATTTCTCTGATCTCTTTCCATAAAAGTTTTTCTATTTGCCGGTTACCGGGAGCTGTGGTTACAACAATCGCATCTTCATAAAGGTTTAAATAAGTTACCGCTATTGCAGCCGCTACCTTAGTTTTGCTTATTGCATGGCAAGCTCTTATGCTTACTCTCTTATTATTCCAGACAGCGTCTATCGCCATTCGCATACCCGACCATAATTTAATACCGAGTTTATGCTCAATAAAAAAGTCTGGATGTTGGAGATAAGTATATTCCAAATCCGCTTGCGCCTTTGCTATATCTGAGATTGGCTTTTTAGTTGTTTGAAGCGATAATATCTGTTGGGACATATCCTAACTCTTTTGCTTTTTTAGCAGCATTCAGCATTTCATCAATAGGAGAATGTTTTTTAACTGTCATGTCTATATTCTGTTTTATAGTTCTACCATATATGTTAGGCTCCATTCTCTCAAGATACCATGCAGCCGCTTGCCATGTTTTGACTGCCGCTGCCTGAATGATCAATACATTCCTTGCTATGGCCTGATGCCTCCCCTTTTTTACTATGTCCATGAAGTTTAGAAGCAAATCGGCCTCATGCTTCTTTTTTAGTGTAGGAAATTCAACTTTCTTTTTGCTTGATAACTCAGCGGATATATTCTCAGCTTTAGTTTTCCAATAATACCATGTTGACCTGGGTATACCTAACTGACCGTATATTGTTTTATCATAAAGGCCGACTTTGCAATATTTCTCTATCTCTTTTAATAGTTTTTCTGTTAGGCATACCTTGCGTGTTTTGCTTTTGATTATTTTATCCAGTTTCTGTTTGGGCATATTTATTTCCTTATTTTGCCATTTAACTTAATTTTTATTTTTCGTTCATTTTTAACGCACCAATCCTTATATCTCTGTACTATTACATCGCAATACTGCGGTTCTATTTCCATGCCATAACATATTCGGTCAGTTTTTTCGCAGGCAATGAGGGTGGAGCCAGAGCCAAGGAATAAATCAAGAATAATTATATCCTTACATCCATATTTTTCAAATATCCATTCATATAATGCAATTGGTTTTTGTGTCGGATGTATTCTTTTGTTTCCATGTTCGCTTGCTTTTATCATTCCACTCCATTTATGTCTACATATACCTATTGATCTTTTTATATTTGTCCATGCAATCTCCCCATCGCCAAATGTTCCGGCTGTCTCTTTATCCCATATTATCCAACATGAAGCTGGTTTTAATTTATGCGCATAATAATTACCACCCCATAATATTATTTTTTTTATATTTAGCTCTTTACAGATAATATATGCTTTTAAAGCTGTTTCTATTGAATCATCATTTTTTATTTTTTTATATATGTTTGCTTTACATATTGAATCTGCTCCTACATATCCGCTTGTTCTTTTTCCTGTTGTTTTCCCAAATGATTTATCACCTCCAATCTTTCCTATTTTAACTATATTTATTCCATAGGGCGGATCATTTACTGCCATATTTATTTTATTATTATTCACCAATCTATTGACCTGTTCTATATCCGTGCTATCCCCGCATAACACTCGATGTCCATTCAATTCCCACAAATCGCCCATTTTAGTTATTGTTTTGACTTTTTCTGGTATTTCATCGTCGTCAATAGTTTCTTCTTCGGGAAACACAATATCAATATCAGGTATTTCTATTGTATCTATCAAAGACTCTATATCTAAATCAGCCTCATTAATAAAATCCATTAATCCTGCCTCAGTTATTATTCCATATTGGCTTGCGATTCCAAGCAATTTTTCTTTAGCTTCTTTTTTATTATCAGCTTTTATATAGTCGATTGGCAATTTTGCTGGTATCTTATATCCTTCCTTCTGCAATTCCAATAAGGCTTTAACTCTTGAATGACCATCCAAAATATATGCTTTGCTTTTGTCGGATTTTTTCCATATAAAGATCGGTGCGCTGAAATTGTTTTTAATGATATTATTCTTAAGTTTCTGCATATTCTCAGGCGTAATCTTTTTGAGATCGCCCTGGAAATCTATCAGCTTATTGATCGGCAATAAACCGGCTCCCTTACAAGCTATCTTAATTTCCTTTGCCATTATCTCACCTTTGGCTTTAATGGTATCATTATTGGTATTCCTAATATATGGATTATTATTACATATTTATCTATGCGTAATCCGAATATCGGATAGCTTCCATATTCGTCGAATATTCCAATTACTATTATATAAATAATAAAATAATTTCTGCAAATAGCCAATTCAAACAAACTAATCTTCAAGGAAAGTTTCCGCATAATCATCCTCCCCGTCTTTTATTGGAATTGCAACCCTCGGCTTGCCGTTTAGTTTATATGGCCGCACATCTATTATCTTAGCCGGAATTCTCAATACGTCAAACCATTGTTTCCTTAATGGTAAGTATAAACCTTTGTCTCTTAGTTCTTCAAGCTGGCTTTTAACTATTGAACAGCGCATTTCCCAGGCTTTTTTATTCGGCTGGATAAAGAATAGATCAAATCCTATCCGATATAAATATATTCCGACTATTATTATCGGCGTTGAAAGTACTGAATTGGTTTCTATCAGGCAAAGATTATCTATCTGATGTTCGCTTAATTTCTGAAATGGAAAAGCCTGATAACCCTTAAGCATCTTTGTTTCAAAATAGTAATGAAAACTATCTAATACAGCATATCCATCATGTGGCCGTCTTATATTAAATCGTTGACCTTCATCATCGGTAAACATCGGATCGGGAATTTTATAAGCAAATCCGCCGGCTGCTTGAAAGTTCTTTACTATCAGACTATTAAGATTTACTTCTTTCATCATGCCCTCCATATAGTATTTCGTTTCGCCGGTTAAGCGTTGCCATTAAATTATCTATAGTATTTTTATTCATCGGTGACTGAACTATATGACTAATTGTTTCACTTTCAATTATTTTATCAGGATGTTCTTCACAAAATATAACCAAAATATTTCTATATCCTTTTTGCTGCAAAAAAATTATTACAGATTGACCAGCAATAGTACCCCTTTCTTGACAATCTTCCGGAATAAACCGATTTCCAATCTGCATTATTTTAACGGCTTACATTGTCCGGCAGATAATTTTTCGACTATTCCTGGATTATCAAATTCAAAGGAACCGTACACAAAACCGTAATCATTTGAAACAGGCAAATCCCGGCCTTTGTGCGACTGTACAACATCCCACTGTGTACTGACATATAAATCAGTCGAACTATTTTTTATACAAGGCAAATAATCCCTATTAAGACATGACCACAACGATAGTATTTTATATCCTGTTGTGTAATTCTGAATATATCCATACCCTCTGTGCATCGGCCACAATCTATTCAACACAGAAGGGCAATAGGTTGAATTTTGATTTATTATTAGATCATTAATCAAATCTTCTTCTATCCATTTCCGCCAATCTATTATTGTATTACCTATCGGCGGCCCCAAAATATCACCCGTAGGAATACCAATCGCTAAAGATTTATTTTTATCATTAAGGTCTTTTCTTATTTCTCTAATAAATTCAGTTAAATATGAACCAAGCAAATAGCGCCATGTATCCAAATCAAAATCATCATTACAAATATCTTTATAATGATCTTTTCTTACTGGCTCATTAAATTCAAACTGATCTGCAAAATCAGCCGGTTTTGATTGCGATCTTAAACAGATAAATAAACCATCAAAATCAGTATCATCTATTAAATTTATAAAATGTTCTCTGAAATATTTCCGCACTTCTGGATAAGCCAAACTTAAAACGCCCCATTGTCTTTTGGTTCCGCTTCGATCCACTCTATGATATTCGGGGTGTTCATAAGCAAATCTGCTCAAGCGAGCAGTATATTGCACTTTAGTACTATGATAACTGACCTTTCGTTCTTTTAATGACGGTAACGGCCAACCCTCATCAAACAAATGAACATATAAATATATTTTCATTCCCATTCTATGTGCTATAGCCGGTACTTCATGATCTTCCACATCTGTGGCTTTGGCCTTCGGTTTTTTGCAGATCATATTATGAAATGAATTAAACGGTTTATGTTCTGCTTTTCTGATTCCTCGCCAGTATATTTTTTCAATATTTAATTTATCTTTCCACATCTTCATCCTGCGCTCTATAGCATCTAAAGTTAATAATTGACTATCGCCGCTTTTTTCATAAGATTTATGGTCACCCCAGGATACATTAATTATGTTTTTCATAATCTTCTAATCTCAAGAAACGCTTTTTCAATATCCTCATATTTTTCAGGGAAATATCCGAGATAGTCTATGACCTTATTCATAATCGCCATTTCCAGCGGATAGTCAATGTCAATTTTCATCGCTGTTTTTGTCGGTGGCATTATATCCGAACAATCAACCCTTAGATACCGAGGATCCCCTTCTGGTATTACATGAGCCTGTGCGTAACATTCTTGAATTTCATCTCTATTGCTGCATGATTTATAAGCCTTTACTTGAGCTTCAATACCTTTTCTTGATATTCCGGTACTTGAATGTCCACTAACAGGACAACCTAAAGGTGTATAAGCTCCATAAACCCAATGCTGCGGTTTTTCTCGCATAACATTAATTATTCTTTGTGCTATTTCTAAATCGAAAAACGGACTGTCACCAGATAATGTAAGAGCATGAGTTATACCAAACATATTCCATGTTTCAATATGCCGGTCTGCTAACTCAAAATTTGATCCTCTATAACAAGCTATATCGTTTGCTTCTGCTATTTCTTGCAATATATCATCAACCTTTAATACGGATGTTGATAATACTACACCGTCAATATTTTTAAGCTTCTTACTTTTTGCAATTATCTGTTCTATCATAGCTTTTCCGCCAAGCATAGAAAGAACTTTATTCGGAAATCTACCGGATGAACACCTTGCTGTAGTGCGACTTCCAGCGGATAAGCTATGTTTAAACTAATCAGATATTTATTTCTTAAGGCTTCATCTTTCCAATCATATAAAAAATATCTTTCTCCTTCTGGTCGTTCTACCCACCATAGCTCTTGATCAGTTCCTTTTTCTTTATACTTCTCAATAACACTTCTATTTAGAAGACTATGGAAGATTCCTTCTGACGATACGTGCATATACCTATAATATATATGTCCTGGATGCATTCTTGCAGCTTGTATTGTTTCTTCTATTAATTTTATTTCTATAAACGGCCAATTAGCCGGTTGCGGATAAAAATAATCCAGATCGTATTTCATTACAGCTTCATAATATCTTAATCCCCGATCATCCGGCGGCCCCGTAATAAACTGAACTCCATATTTACCAGCTAAATTCATTAACCATTTATCCTCTGGATAGTCTGTAGTCGATAAAATAATTTCATCAAAGCCTTTGATCTTTACCAATCTTTCAATCACTCTTTCGATGATTGATAATCCTCCCAGTTTGGCTTTGATCTTATCCGGCCATCGGCCAAAATTTGATCTTGCTAATACAATCGCACCTATTTTCATTTTACCTTCCTCCCTTCTTCAAAATCCTTTAATATTTTTCTTACTTGTTTTTTGTAGGCAAAATAGTTTATCGTCATTTTGCCACCTTCTGTAATTATGCTTACTAATAGCATTGGTATCATTATAATTAACATAACCAGCAATAGAGAAATCGCCATTATTAGTACACAAGGAATTATTATCGGTGCTAACATTATACTGGCTATAATAATATAGATTTTAGGTATTTCTTTTGCTTCGTTTTCCATTTCTATCTCTCCTTAAACTCTTAGCACTTGAGTTGTCATATTTTCATAGTTTTTTATTATATCCTGAGATGCTTCCTCTATAGCTATTTTTAATTTATTCCGTTTCTTCCTTCTAAACATTAAGCTAGGGTCAAACCATTCAGCTTTAAGCTCTGTATATAATAGCCAAAGTTGTCCATTTTCAACTATTAATTCCGCCAAATTCTCTTTCACTTCTACCTCTCCTTCATTACATTACCAAATAAAGTATAAAATATAAACTTATAGTCAAAAGAAAAGCTATGCCCATAATTATCCAATCGCCTTTATCTGGTTCATACGACCTGTCTTCATCTAGGTGCATAATTTATCTACTCCTTTGTCGCCCCTGAGAATATGTTCTTTAAAAAATGCTTTTGGAATACTGCAAATATAATAAGCGGCGGCATAAAAGCAAAAGTAGCACATGCGTTTTTTAATCCATAATGTTCAAGTCCAGATTTAAAAAGTATCTCTGCGCTGGTTACTATCTTCAATATTCCAACCGGCAAAGTATATATATCTTCTGACTGCGCAATTATCAACTGCCACATTAAAGCATTCCATCCGCCTATAAATCCAATCAGAAACATAGCAGCAGCCGGAGCCATCGATAAGGGGATCACTATTTTTATCAACTTAGTTATCTCTCCGGCTCCGTCTATCTCTGCAATATCTAATAAATCATTCGGAAACGATTTTAAAAACTGCCGATAAAAAAATATATAAACAGGTGAAGCTAATCCTGGTATAACCATTCCTGCTAGTGTATCATACAATCCCATTTTCTTAATCATCAGAAATAACGGTATCATTTTACTCTGCATCGGAACCATTAGAGAAGCTAAAAATAACATAAAAATAGTTTCTTTATATGGTATTTGTTTTTTAGCAAAAGCATATCCGCTTAAGATGCTGAATGATGTCGCACCAAACGCTCCAACCGCCGATACAATAAAACTATTAAAAGTCCATCTCAATACCGGCCATTTAAATAAAGTTATGTAATTATCAATAGTCGGTTTTCTCGGTAATAATGTTGGCGGCATTGCAACAGCCCCTAATGCTGATTTAAAAGAACCGCTTATCATCCAGATAATCGGAAATAAAAGCAATAAGGCTAATAATATTATTATAATTTGATTAATTGTTTTTGTCATTTTTTATCCGGTACAAAAGCCAAACTATGCCGATTATCATACAACCAGCCACCAAGTATACGGGTTACAAAATATGGGCTATTCTTTAAATAGCCCTATCCCTGAACTTCATTTTAATTAAGTCTTGCTCAGTTTCTATCTCTTGTGTATCCATATCTTACTCCCTATCAATCAAGATTTTCTTTTGTGTCATTTATTTCTTGTTCAAACTGTTTTGAATATTCAAGAAAATTTAAATATTCTTTTCGGTTCATTTTCCTTAAATATTTTATACCGCAATATGGATTGGAGCAATATAAATTATAATAATGGTTTTTATTATCATTCCATAAAAACCTAAAAAATTGATTTTCTTGTTTTAATGGTTGTGAACAAACCCGACATATTTGTGTTAAATATCCCATCTTTTTTACTCCCTATCAATCAAGATTTTCTTCTGTATTATTGTTAATGTAATAATTATTGTGAATACAACTAAACTTTCCGCCGCTCCCAATCCATATTTACCGCTTTGAAAAGCTCTAACGAATATTTGATATACCAAAGTAGTAGTTGCATAATACGGCCCGCCCCCGGTTAATATATACGGAATTTCCCAAATCATCATTACACCAATTGTCTGCACTATTAAAATAAAAGCTATTATCGGCAGCATTAACGGCATAGTAATATAAAAAGCTTTTTGTCCGTTACTACAGCCGTCTAACTCAGCAGCATCATATAATTGAGTATCGATAGTCGATAAAGCCGACATATACAGAATGACATTAAATCCCATCGATGAAGTTACCATAACAATACAGATCGAAAAAAAAGCCGACGGCATAGTTCCTGTCCAGATAACAGGTTCTATTCCGATTAATCCTATTAAATAATTTAGTAGCCCGTATTGAGGGTTGAATATCCAACTCCATACTACTGACACAATCATTCCCGCCGATATTAAAGGAACATAATAAGCAAATCTAATGAATGATTGCATTTTTCCCGACATGTCATGCGCCACCAACGAAACAAAAAATGGTATCAACACCATTAAAGGAACACAAAAAGCCACAATGCTTATAGTCGTTTTCATTGACTTCCAAAATATATCATCGTTTACCAAATATATGAAATTATCGAATCCGATAAATCTGCTAACTCGTGCATTCGCTCTAAAAAACGCAAGGGCAACCCCCTGTACTGTGGGAATAGCTGTGAAAGTAATAAAAATTATCAGAGCTGGGGCGAGCAATATCAGCCCTGATAAATTACGATTGGACTTCTTTGCCATAAAAAAATTCGCTCTCATATTTTGGTTTTCTCTTTATCAGTGGCTCGCTAGGCCCCGATGGTTTTCTCATCTATTGTGACTCGCTTCCTCTTACTGGTTTTCTCGTGGTTATTGGCTCGCTCTACCCACGTGGTTTTCTTAATCGTCCTGGCTTATTTTATAAATCTTCTGGATACAGCCAACCCCTTTCTTTCGGATCGATCTGATCATCATGTCCCAACATATCTTTACCATAAGTATTATCAGTGGAGAGACCTAAAAATTTACGAGCTACAACCCAATAATCGCCGCTTAATTCTTTCATCATTTTTCTATAAGCTGCCCCATGTCGATGGCATTTCATTGCATCTTTCCATTTTAAAGTTACAAGCTCACCTTTTCGGTTTCGGCTTTTGACGGGTTTTTCACTTATAGCAAGACGGTCTTTGATTCTATCGCCAATTACTCGATAGGGGCATTCCCTGTTTTTCCACATCGAATCAACAGCCCGCCATAAAGCAGTCCTTAAACTTTTGTTCCCCCCACTAGTTTCGCCCTTTGTATAACGGTCATGGCTCGGCCTATCTAATCCTATATACTTCCAGACAGACGAACGATGTTTTGCTTTTTCAGGAATGATATAAGTCAACAGGTAAGCTATTGTTTGCGCCGCCAAACCCTTAACATTCAAAGCTGATTTAACAATACCTTCATCTTTATGATCCTTAACCCATATTTCTATCAGTCTCGTTCTCTGCAATACTTTGTCATGTAATTCCGGTAACATTTCTTCTAATTGAACTTTAGTTATTTCTGAACAGTCGTCGGTTTTTCTGTTATAGGCTCTCAGTTGATTTTCAATTTTGTTTTTGAGTTTTAACCATTGCTCTCGATCATCAATCGCTATTTTTAATGCGCCCAGATCTTCGGGTCTTATTCTATGAGCACCATGCCTTTTCATGTGGCAGGTGGGGCAGGCTAGCCGTGTATTATCTATTTCATATCCTTGTCCCTGGGCTTTCGGTATTAATCGGTCTGTATCAATTAATCCTTTTTCGATTTGGTCTTTCGTAATTTCACCACCACAGATATAACAATAATATCCATGCTCTTCTCCAACCTTATTCTTTAACCCTATTTTATTACCCATCTGTTACCTCCTAAATATTTACCATTCTCCAACAGAGAATTGATTTTAAAAAACGCTTACCTTATTTGGTTTTCTTAGAACTAATGGCTCGCTCATATTAGCTGGTTTTCTCCTGATACTTGGCTCGCTTGTATATTTTGGTTTCCTCGCATTCCCTGACTCGCTCATTCAGCATGGTTTTCTCTGATAACGTGGCTCGCTCCCCGGATGTGGTTTTCTCTCAATCAATGGCTCGCTCCGATCAAATGGTTTTCTCTCTTTGGTTGGCTCGCTCAGGGCGCATGGTTTTCTCAAGATCGCTGGCTCTTTATTTCTTACTCTGAAAGAATCTTATTAGCTCGCCTATCAAACTCTGCTGCCGCTTCTGCCGGGGTGATTTCATTGATCAGCATTCCCTGAAGAATCGCCAACCAAATTTGGCGCAGTTCGTTATATACTGGAAAACCAATCCCCATATCATATATTCCCCGATCTTTGATAATCTGCGACATTTGTCGCATAGCATTACCGATTAATCCTGATCTTGTCGGCATTCCAGCGGTTTTTAATGGACTAAATTTCGAATATATTCTTTGTAGTGTCGTCTGTACTTCGGCTCCGGTTATATACTGCAAAAATACTAAAGCTCTTTTGATTTGTGCAGGATCACCGTTATCGATAACCATAGCCAGATCAGGCCCAAAGCATGGAGCAACACCGTCAACTCCCTCAACATGCGGATATTCCATCAACACAACTTCAAACTCTGCTTCTACTACTCCGTCTTTTACAGCATATATACCAGCTTCTACTCCGCCAGGAACATTGCCTCTTATTCCTAATTTACCCGAATTAAATAGCATAGCCATATCGCCGTCGTACAGCCCTGATGCTCCATAGGGCACGTAGCCGTTTTCGTGCAGGTAATGAATATATTCCATTCCCTTAATTCCTTCAGGAGTATTTAAAGTTGCTCTGCCATTTTCATAAAGATTAGCTCCGAATCCACCGAGCATATTCAATACCCAATAATCACCACCGCATTCTTTGGCGATAATATAGTAACCGTAATATTCATCGCCCAAAGCAGTAATGGCCTTTACTGCTCGGTCAAATTCCGCTACCGTCCATGACCTATCAAGATCATCATCGGCCGGTAATACATCCGCAACTCCTGCTTGTTCAAATAAAGTTCTATTAGCTAGTAAACAGACAGCCCAACCCAACATCGGCAAAGCGTATAATTTACCATCTCTTTCAAATTGTGAAAGAGCCGATTGTTTAAACTGATTGATAAACTCTTCCGGTAATGCTTCATAGAGATTAATCCCAAAATCAGCATTAGCGAATTTATTGACCCGCCCAGCATAACTCCAGATAACATCGGAAGGTTCACCGCTTGCCAAATCCATATCCAGACTTGTAGCGGTATTATCAATTGCATCTGAATAGGTTCGTAGCTCTACCTGTATTCCTGTTCTTGCTTCGAACTCAGGGAGAATATTGTCCTTCCATAAATAGCCCTCAAACCCGCCATCGGGGTATTGGTCTTCTGCAACATCCGATACAATCGCAAATATTAGCGGCTTTTCAACCTCTTGTTGGCCTTCGGCAAATGCCATAAATGCCAACATAAAAACCATTAAAAACAAAATAATTCTTTTCATTCTTTTTACCTCTTCTATACTTATTTATTCCGCCAACGGCGGGGTTATTCTTACTAACTATTTATTAATCTCAATAGTAAATGCAGATGGTTTGTCATCAGCTCTTATCCAACTACCATCGCCATTCATTTCAACTGCAAAAGGGAATGTCGTAACTTTATGCTCAGTATAAATTGGTGTTATTGAACCATCTGATTGAACAAATAAAACCCATGTACCATCTGTATTTTTTGAACTAAATAAACCGTTTGGTTCAGCTTGTTCTGTAACAGCGAATCCTCCTTGATAATATTTAGCAGCTATCTTTAGAGGATTGGTTAAACTTGTATCAGCAGGAATACCATACCCAATCGATACACCATGAAAAAACGTTTTACCAGTAATACTCTCAATCACTGTATAAGTAGTATAAGTTCTTGTTGTTACTACATCATAAATCTGGATAAGAATATCACGGGGAATGCTATAATCATAAAATGGCACAGGATGTATTTTTAAATAATGCTTTTGTTGTATTTCCACAATTGCTTTATCTTGACTATCTGAAGATGCTTCCCCTGATTGACAAGTTGACAGAACAACCATACCGCTTATACTCAATATAATTATAATAAGAACTACTGATATTTTAATAATTTTCATATTTATCTCCTTGCGATCAAAGTTAATATTTCTATTGGAACCTGACTTTTATCAAGTCTTGAAACCTCAACTTTCATACGATTTAACAAAACTTTTTTGTGTGCTTCCTCTGCTGTTTGGTATTCCTCATATAATTGCCATAATAATGATATTTTAGATTCAGAATATTGCAAACTTGATTTAATAGCCTGTCTTTTCAAACCAAGTTTATATTTTAAAAGACCTAAATTGCCAAACTCCAATAGAGTAGCTATGACAAAGAAAATTAATATTATTAATATGCCAACACCTATCCATTTCCAATATTGTTTCATTTTTTCCCCCTTCTTCTTTAAATCAATTATAAACCCTATTTACAATATTCCTGGCAAAGTCTAATCCTACCGGCGTTTTTAGCTCTGCCAGGAATATCCATACCATCACTTTAAATAATCCTGGTGAAACTTTTCTTGCAGAGGGGAGGGGACGTCAAATTCTCGCCATACAAAAAATTAGCAGCCCCACCAGGAATTTTATTTAGTATGTTATTTTTGCCTTTACGTACACGCCGCCATTCTCCGGTTCATCTGGTGCTTCCTCAAATATTTCCGCCCCTACGTCTGTCAATAGGTAACCAACTGTAATTTTAGCGGGGCCTAGATTATAAAATGCAGAGAACTCCGCACCCTGGAAATCCTCTTGTTCGGGATCAAGCAATACGCAAGTTGTTATATTAAAGCCGAAATTTTCATAAGCGAAATCTACCCAACTTTTATTTTTTCTTAGCTCTAACTCTTTCTCGCCGTATATTTTTGATCCGAATACAAAACCCGATATGGAATATGTAGCGGCAATATCATATTCCCAGAATTTCTCTTCGGCTTCCATGTCGATATTATATTCACCGTTTGCATCGAATCGCAAAGGCCCGACTTCCAGAAATATGCCCTGGTTAAACCATATCTTTTGATAGTCCTCTCCCTGCATTCCTGATGTTGAAGTACTTCCTCCGACATCAACCGCCATCATGCTGACTGT